ACCCTTGGAGTGAACATGGACATTAACGCCTCCTTAAACTCTAGTTGTGCTTCCTAGCAGGCTTTCATAGTTAGCAGCGCCGCCAACTCTTGTGCTTTTTGTTCTGCGCCGAAATCTATCTCGACTGCCAATTTGAATAGTACCGTCAGGCACAACCTCTGATGTTACCTCTGGTGTTACCTCTGGTGTTACCAAAGGCGTAACATCAGCACGCTGTTGCGTGTCAAAAATAGGTTGAATGTTGGGCTGAGATCCCGGCGCAACACCGCCCTTTGGGATAACCCCCTGAGTGATAAATGTGCCAGTAGGGCTAAGACCAAACTGCGGTGTGCCGCCAGCCCTCAAATCAGCAAGTTGACGCTCAATATTCATACGATAAACGGCACCAAGAAAACCAGGCAAAGTTTTTTCTTTGCGTTTTTCAAGTTGCTGGATTGCCATCTGACGCTTTTCAGCCTCTGGATCGCCTTGTCCACCAGTGCGTCGTGAAATCAAAGTATCAAGTTCTTGTTGCCTTGATTCCTCTGCTCGTTGCACGCCAATTGTCGTAAGCACACCTCCACCAGAGAGATCGCGCACGATATCACCGCCGCCCATTACATAAGACTGGTCGCCGCTCACAAGGGACTCACGCCGCAGTCGCTCTTCTTCGCGCCTCCTAGAACCCATATCAATTTTCCTTCAAGCTATGAAAGCCGATTTTGCCTGTTTCAGTACGCAACCAATAGCAGTCACTATATCCCATTTCAACAAATGTGTCTTTCAAATATCTACAACCAGCTTTTACACTTTGAAAACCACCAAAAGCAATAAAGTCAACAACCCAAGGACTGTCGCCACAACCGCGAAAGCCAGATGGCGGGAACTTGTTGGTGCGAACATAGGTGTCGATGTGGTGCATCTCAGGGAAAGCCCATGTTGCAAACACATACGGAAATCCTGTTTCGTCTTGTATAATAATGTAGTTGCCTAAAGCCAACGGCGGCTCAATAAACTCCTTAATATCCTGATCACTATAGTCCTGGTGATAATGACTGACTGTCATCATCGCCGTAGCTGTTTTGTAGTGGTGCAGGTCAACCTTCATAGCGTAAATGGATTGTAATCGTTCATTGCAATTTTTTGCGGAGGTTTTGTAAGAATTTGTTTATTCTCCAGCCCAACAGCCAAATACCTAAACGCATCCGCAGCATGAGACGTGAAATCATGGCGCGGGTGATCTCTGAAAACTTTTTTGCGTTCATCCCATTCCTGCCTGTACTGCCTAAGCATCTCTACGCCATCATTACACTTATCTCTGTCAAATAAGCATTTAGGCATCATCATGCGTGCGGCATTAATGCCGTCAGCAACTTTCATTTTTGGAACAACACGAAACCGTATGCCGAGACTAAACGCAGTCTCAAGCCGCGACTTGCCGCTACCAAGCTCTCTTACTTCAATATCGTGCGGAGCAAGGTGATCGCCGTAGTGATAATCTTTCTGGCGCAAAACTTCAGCGTAGTGATCCAGCCCAACACCACCATTCTCATAGTAGTCAATAATGTGAACAGAGCCGCCACGAAAGACTTGAGCAAACCATATAGCTGTTGAATCATTTATACCCAGATCCCAAGCTGTATGCACAGGATAAGCAGGATCATAGGGAACCCTTGTGATCCTTCCAGCATCATCGGCATCAGCCAGCAGTTTTCCATAATAGGCACCAATGATAGCAGCAGTAAACGAACATTCATACTCTTGCTCATATTGCTCCGGCGTCATCTGCGCCTTGGCCGCCTCAAGCTCCTCTGCCTTCACCAAACCACTCTCAGAAGCTTTAACGGTCTTGTGAAACCATTGATCAGAACCATTTGCCGTCTCTGACTTGGCCTGTTCCAATAGATCAAAAAAATGATTATGTCCGGCTGGGGTGCCTAGAAATACAGCCGCACCCTCTCTGTCGGACAGTGCCGGCCTGACAACTTCCCCCCATACCCTTGGGTTCTGCATCCCAAACTCATCGAATACACATAAATCAAGATAGATACCTCTCAAACTATCTGGATTCTCGGCAGACAACAGCATTAGCCTGCCACCATTCGGAAAGTCTACACGCAATTCAGTTTCATTAAAGTTCACGCCAGGGATTACAGACGCATAATACTTCACATAATCCCACGCAATACGCTTGGCTTGCGTAAAAGTAGGCGCTACAAACGCCACTCGTGGCCTTGGTAGCTCACAAGTAAGAGCATGTCTAATAAGATGATTAACAGCCCAGACCGTCTTGCCAAACCTACGGTGCATGACAAGCACGTTCCAACGCCTAACGCTGGTGTGCATCTCAGCCTGTAACACTCTAGGCTTGTAAGGGATCTTAACCTGCACTATCGCTTTCCCAAACAATGCGCACCGTGCCGTCACTTACCTCTACACCAGCACGGTTCTTTGCCTCACCATACTGATCCGGCATGACTTTGCCGACCTTCCAACGCACATGCAAAGCATAATCTCTCAAAACATTCGGATCATACTTCTTCTTACCCTCTAGCTGATCCTGATACATAACCTCTACATCCTCTAACGCCTTCTCAGCACTCTGCTGCTGCGCAGTGCGAATAAGATTACTTAAATCAGCATCCTCCCCCATCTTCTTATACAGCACTGACCTACTGATCCGTGCTTCCTTACAAGCACTGACAAGGCTGTGACCTTGCATCACCAACTCAGCAACGCTCTCTGCCTTGCTCTGCGTTAGCCTAGCCATGCTTCCTCCTGACTGTGTGTGGGTATGGGGCAATTA